CATTACCGTATGATGGAAAAGATTTGCAGGCCTACTTATTGGATGCGTCCAATAGGGCTTGGAGTTTGGAACAATCGAGCACCTTCCGAACAGCAGTCAGGGCCGTGGCCTTGTTACCGCTGGACAAGGATTTGCACGAAAATCGACCACATGCGTTAGGCGCTATGTATCGCGAGTCGGCACGCAAGTACGTGTCCGATTGTTTGCGGGCAACTGGAATGACCCCCTATATCATCCAGGGTGCCCGGGCCGAGAGAGAGTTTCGAGGTCGACGTGTTTATTACCACAACAAGGATCTATCAATAGGTTGGAAAAACGACCCTGTTCTACCAACCGATGCGATGTGCGTTACCGATGTTGATTGGTTCTTAGACATGCCCAAGGAACTTCTTGCTATCGTTCGCCCTTGGTTCATCTACACCATAATCCCAACTGATGTGGGTGGATCTTCGAATGGTAGTTGGTGGCATTTTGACAGGTATTCCAAGTTCTACCAGTTTTGGGAGGGAGGTATGGAGTGCTCCCACCAGCTGTGGAATTACTCGTCGGATTGCGTCACCGTCTCTGGCTTCGTTTGGCGCGGCGGAGGGGCTGGTGGCGTCGCACCCGGCGCCGGTTGCACTGTGTCTGTTTTACGGGGGTTCTTCCCCGTTTACTCTAAAGTCACCTACTTAAGAGACATCGTGCGTATCGGCGCCGACCGTAGCGTCGTCATTTTAACCCCTATATCCCAACACGATGGGATGGTGAACGCAATGTTAACTATGTCGCTCACTGGAGCAGGCCTCCACCGCCTGCATTGTGTGGAAAGAGGGTCCTACGAGGGGCGCCGCATTGACTTCAGTGTTATACAGTTCTTGCATGCTGGAGAAGCCTATGTTTCCATTGGCATATGCGGCGAGGACAACTCTTGTGCGGTTCCAGTTTCCTTTCTATCCGCGGTGAAAACCCGGGCGTCGGAGAACGTCAAAGGAAAACAAGCGATCCTATTTGATACGACCATTGATCAAATGTGGGTCAGGCGCCACCACGACAAAGGGGGTAAAGCCCCTTTTGAGGCGTTGGTTAGCGTGCACTCTTTGCGCCTCTACGCAATGAGCAAGTGCGGGGGGAGAACGGCGTTTGTGGACCGGCCGACACCACCCCTGCGTGAGTACTTCACCCTGACAACACTGCCCGAGGAGGTTAGTGGGTCAGGACTGCGCAACTTTATGCCTCCCATTTACGACGCGACCCTCGGCGCAGGGCGTGGCATCGGTGAGATGTACGTCGGAATGCGGGAACGAGTAACTATACCACAAGCGAAAGTTTCCAAACGCAAGGTAAATCCAAAGCACCTGCAATATGTTAACGAGTTTGTAGCCCTTCTCGTCGCAAAATATGGAACCGCTGATCCAATCACGACGGACCAAATTGAGCGGCGGGCTCATGGAGAGCGACAACGTAGCAGAACTTTGGAATCTTGCGAATGTGACCCTATTGTTGTTGATAAGGGTCCGCTTGTGATTAAGGTCATACAAAAAGTTGAGGCTGCGGGCAAGTTACAAAAAGCCACTGCAGGGTATCCTCTCGGGGTTTTGAACGTCTCGGCAGCGCGAGTTATTGCCACACAGAACCCTGAGGTCCGAAATTCCTTTGCGGCGCTTGCCTACCCCTTGGCTGACTGGGCGAAGCAAATCCCTAGCTACGCTCCAGGTTTGACCCCGCCGGAAATGAGCGCTGGGGTGGCCAACATATGTGTCGGGGCTAAAAGCCACGTCGCGTGTATTGACTACGGTAATTGGGATGGCCATCAGAATCTCCTGTTGCGTTTGTTTGAGCGCAACCTCTTAATGGCCATTTTCATCCGCGATTTGCTGCTAGTTTATGCAGTGATCGCCCAACTGACCGGTAACATTTACAAGGCTAAATGCGGGGTCGTGGCCCCGCAGGGGAACACCCAACAAACAGGAAACCAATTCACCACCGTTTCTAACACAACCAAGAACATGTGTCTATGCTTCGTCGCCTTGCGCCTTTGCGGGTACTCGGAAACTGAAGCGTTCGAAGTTGTTACGGGTGAGCGCACAGACGCCTCCAAGTTTTATGGGGACGAAGATGCCGTTCGGGACCTGCCAGTTGATGGCTTCCTTAAGTTTTGTGAAGAAATTGGCTTCACGGCAAAAGTCCAGGTTATAGCGTACGGAGAGCCTGGCGTGAACTTTGTTGGCCGCGTGTTCGGCCGCGAGGTATGGTTTGGGAATCCTGGCAATAGCTGCGATGTTCTTCGGCAACTCAGCAAGCTTCATGTCACCCATGCTCCACCATCCCTGCGGAATGGCATCGCCGCCTTGGACAAATTTGTTTCATATTACGCTTCTGACTACGGTTCGCCAATCATCGGTTTAATAGCCCAGCGCGTTGTAGAGGTCGCTGGCCTCACCGACGAGGACGTTATCGTAGCCATGGGGGAGAGGCAACACCTCCCCTGGGCTTCTTTCAGCCTGTCACTTGTGGCGATTGGGGATGAAGGAAATAACTGGCCAGCCATGTCAAACGCTGATCAGGAAGAGTATATATCCATTCTTGGTTTGGAGGAAATAGCGACCGAGATCAACAAATGGTTATCGTACGAGCCCAAACGTGGCGGGCGACGCTCACGTTACTGTGGCG